ATGCTTTGGCTTACACACCAGAGCGTGTGGCTCGTTTCTCAGCAGGTGAGCAGCCATACCAAGTTCAGACTGATGACCCATCAATGCAAGAGATTGAGGTGTTTGAGTGCTACGTCAAAACTGATATAGATGGAAAAGGAATTGCATCACTCGTTCAGGTGTTTTACGCATCAAACGAGATTCTTCAGGATGCCAAGGGTAAGGAAATGGTTGAGGAAGTGGACTATGTTCCTTTCCACTCTATTTGCCCGATACCGATTCCGCATAAATTTTTTGGTAACTCTTTGGCTGACAGAACGACAGACATTCAGTTAATCAAGACTACTATTACTCGTCAGATGCTGGATAACTTGTATCTGACAAACAATGCTCGTGTTGTTGCTGTGGAAGGACAAGTAAATCTTGATGACTTGCTTACATCTACTGCTGGTGGTGTTATTCGTGCTAAATCTCCTAACGCTGTTCAACAGTTAGTAGTTCAAAACGTAGCATCTCAGGCTTTCCCAATGCTCCAGTATCTTGACTCTGTGCAGTCTAAGCGTACTGGTGTGTCTGATGCTTCACAGGGCTTAGACCCATCTATATTGCAGAACGTAACTGCTGCTGCCGTGGCATCGATGCAACAAGCTGGCGCAGGTAAGATTGAACTAATTGCTCGTATCTTTGCTGAGACAGGTGTTAAATCTCTGTTTAAAGGTATCTTGCATCTCTTGTGCAAGTACCAAGACAAGCCTCGTTTGGTGCGTATGCGTGGCGAGTTCGTAGAGTTTGACCCTAGAACATGGGCTAACCAATACGATGTAGCTATTAATGTAGGATTGGGCGCAGGTAATCGTCAAGAGCAGATGGCTATGCTATCTATGGTTCTTGCTAAACAAGAGCAGTTAATCGGTCAGTATGGCCCTGCTAATCCTTATGTGTCACCTGCTCAGTATCGTTCTACTTTAGGGCGCATGGTTGAGTTGGCAGGGTTTAAAGATAGTGCTGAGTTCTACAAAGCGATTACACCAGAGCAAGATCAAGTCTTGTCTAATCCTCCTCCACAGCAACAACAGATGCCTCCAGAGGTTCAGGCATTGATGGCTAAAGTTCAAGCTGAGATTCAGGCCAACCAAGCCAAAGCACAAGCTGATATGCAGATACAGCAACAACAACAGCAGATTGATATGCAGATGGCTCAACAGAAGGCTGGACTTGAGATGCAGTTAATGCGTGAGAAAGAAGCTGCTAAATTACAGTTAGAACGTGAGAAACAACAGGCTTACTTTGCATTGAAACAACAAGAGTTTGAGGCAGAAGCCCAATTGAAGGCTATGAAAATCGGTGCGGGTATTACTTCTAACGTAGAAATAAGGGGCTAATATGTCTTGGGATGCACCATATCCAGAGTGGCCTTTGCCTAAGCCAAAACTTACGATTGATGAAGTGATTAACCAAATCATTGCTCAACAACAACCAGAAGTTCAGCAAGAAGCTCCTCAAACTGTTCAAGAGTTAATCAATCAGATTGTTGCCCAACAAGCCCCACAAGAAGTGGCTCAACCTGCACCACAAGAGATAGAGCAAGTGGTAGAGCAAATAGCTAAACAACTTCAGCAGCCACAACAAGAAGCTATGCAAGCTGATATGCCTGTTCCTGTTGAAGCACCAAAGCCATCTAATGCTGTCATTGATAAGTTGGCTAGTCAGATTCTTGGTCAAGGAACTACAAGCCAATGGACAGGTCAAGGCATGGGTTCTGCGGAGGCTAATGCTCGTGACATGGGTAAGATTCTAGCGGGAATCGGCATCACAGACATTAACCAGTTTGGCTTGATTGATAAGCCTTATGACGCACAAGTAAACCCTAATGGTCGTGGTGGTTTTGTTGATATGCAGGGTAATCCTGTTGACCCAAGCACAGTAACTGCTGAACAAATAAGTGGTGAAGCTGGTACAGACACTATCTACACTACAAAAACAACGACTAAAGCATATGGCAATAAGGAAACTGGTCAAGAAGTACCAATGACTTATAGCGAGCGTCAGACAGGTAATGCTTGGGGCGGCACGTTTGAAGGTAGTGGTAATACTGGCTACCGAGTCCAATTTACTCCTGATGGCAAACCACTTTTCTATACTACTGGTGCTTCTAGTTCTGATGTAGCATTTTATGCTCCTATCATTGCTGCGGCATTGACCCCTATCCTTGGCCCTGCGGCTAGTGCTTTGCTTGGCCCTGCGGCTTCTACATTGGCTACATCTGCATTAACTGGTGCATTGGTAGGTGGTGGTACTGCGGCATTGACTGAAGGCGATATTCTAAAGGGTGCTTTGCTTGGTGGTGCAGGTGGTGCGCTTACTGGCTACTTAGGCGGTGGTGACTTAGCCCCTACTGAAATAACAGAGCGTCAATTTGCTATTGCTGATGCAAAACAGTTAGCTGCTAGTGGTATTCCAGCAGATCAAATCTCAGAAATTTTAAGTTCATCTGGATACAACGAAGCCATTGTTAACAGAGCAATGGAAGTAATCAATCCAAATCCAGTAGCTGTTTCTACTCCTGTTATTGAACAAACACCATCTAATGCTGTAATAACAAATTATCCAACAGAGACTGTGCAAGTAACTGCGCCATCTGTAACTCCTACGCCAACAATAAATGAGATTATTGCTTCTATCAATCCACCTGCTGTAACTGCAAATCCATTTATTCAGCCTAATATTGAGGTTGTTGGTCAACAAGCCCCAGCGCAGGTAGCACCAGAAGTTGTAAATGCTGTTAACTCTGCAATTCAAGCTAATGTGACTACTCCTGTTGAAACTTTAAAAGTTACTGGTCAAGCTGAAAAGCCACAAACAGTACAAGAGGTTATTAACGCTATTACTGCTGCTACTGTAACTACTCCTACTCCTGAAACAGTTATAACTGGTGATCGTCAAGTAACAAAAGAGCCAGAAACAGTTACACCAATTGTTCCTACTTTGCCACCTGCTACAACTACTCCTGCGACTCCTGCTACTACTGCACCAACAGAAGAAGTAAAGCCAAAAGAAAAAGATAAGAGCTGGACTGCATCTGAATTGGCTGAGTTGGCTAGACTTGGTTTACTAGCTACAACTATCTTTGGTGCGGCTAGTCAAGACAATGGCCCTACGCAATATGGTATTGTCCCTGTGCCAGAGGATTGGAAGTCTCCTGTATATCAAAAAGATATCTTAGGAACTGGCACATCGACATTTACACCTACTGATTACAGTAACAGAAACTTGCTTATTGGTACTCAATGGGAGAAATTCCTTGACCCTAACTATGGAAAAGTACCAGAGCCAATTAAATTTAATCAGCCATCAGGCATGAGTTACGCTCAACTAATGGGTATCTTGGGAAATAGCGCAGACACAATGCCATTTCAAGCCTTAACAATCAACGATGTAATTTCTGGGATACAGAATCAATATGGACAAATACCTACTCGCTCAATGGGCCAAAAACCTACTTAATGATGACTTTTTCAAAGAAGTAGTAGAAAACTTGAAAAAAGAACAAATAAGTGTGATAATTAACTCAAATTCTAGTGATATAGGTAAACGTGAGGATGCCTATAAACACATTAAGTCTATTGAATTGATTACAGGACACCTAGAAGGCTTGGCCTCGGAAACTGTAATTAAGGAAAAGAAGTGGAAAATTCTGTAGCATTTAAGCTACACCTCTGTCCAGAAGGTTTCTGGCGATTTTTGAGATGACACATGGAAAACACCAACCCACAAGGGAGTGAAAACCTAAATGTAAACCAAGCTGCTTCAGCTTTTGAAAATCTGATGGGTGGTTCTGAGGAAGCCGAACAAGGCCAAACCGAGGAGCATCAAGAGGAAGTTCAAGAGTCTGATGAAGTTGAATACTCTGATGAGGAAGTAGTCCAGAAGCCAAGATATAAAGTTAAGGCTGCTGGCGAGGAAATCGAAGTCGATGAAGATGAACTCATCAAAGGTTATCAGCAAGGTGCGGATTACACAAAGAAGTCTCAGGCTCTAGCTGAACAACGTAAGGCTTTAGAAGCTGAACGTAGTCACTTAGAGTATGTAAAACAAGAGCGACAGGCATATGCCCAGAAGTTGCGAGCATTGGATAGCTTCCTTACTCAGCAAGATCAGGGTGTGAACTTAGACGTTTTAAGGGAAACAGACCCCATCGGTTATGCGGTGGCGGTAGCTGAACAGAGTCAGCGTGAGAAGCAGTTAGCAGTAGTTAGGAATGAACAGCAACGCCTTGCACAACAGCAACAAGCCGAGCATCAAGCCACTTTGCAAAACCATCTCCGTCAAGAATCTGAAAAGCTAGTGAGTCTGATTCCTGAGTTATCCACTCCACAGGGTGATGCGGTTCGGAAACAAATCCGTGACTATGCGAAATCTGTAGGCTGGACTGACCAAGAACTCAGTTCCGTATATGACAGTCGTGCTGTGGTGAGTTTGTATAAAGCAATGAAGTATGAGCAACTTCAAAAGAGCAAGCCTGAGTTAACCAAGAAACTCCAGTCTGCTCCTAAGATGATGCGATCTGGGACTTCTGCACCTCCTACAAAGTCATCACAAGACAAACAGGTTATGCAAAGGTTGCGTGAAACTGGAAAAGTTACTGACGCAGCAAAAGCATTTGAACGATTCTTTTAATTTTGGAGATTTAAAATGGCTACCTATCAAACATACACCGCTATCGGTCAGCGTGAAGACCTTTCCGATGTGATCTAAAAGTTACTGGATCACTTTAAAATCGGGTGAATTGCTGGAAACTTCTTAGAGCCTCTAACACTACAGCATAGCTGGCAACGGCAAGTGCGAATGTTTGAAAAGATAGAGGATTGGACAATCAGCAGCCAAGTGCCACAGGGATGTGGTAAAGGTTCAACGACTAATAGCATACCGCTAGAACAGCGATGAAGCTAACACGAGTGCCCGACACGCCAAAAGCGTGAAGATATAGTCTGAACTATGATGAAAGTCATAGAAGCAAGGATAAACAACCTTGCGATAACAGAATGACAACATTTCACCAACAGACACACCTTTCTTTTCGTCTGTAGGCAAAACTAAAGCTACTGCTGTTTATCACGAGTGGCAGACTGACTCTTTGGCTGCGGCCTCATTGTCTAACTACGCTGTTGAAGGCGACACCGCATCTGATGCGACTATGTCTCCTACTACTCGTGTTGGTAACCGCACTCAGATTGCACAGAAGACTGTCAAGATTTCTGGCACTTTGCAAGCTGTTGACAAGGCTGGTCGTAAGTCTGAAAAGGCTTATCAATTGGCTAAGGCTTCTGCTGAAATCAAGCGTGACATGGAAACCTCTGTATTGAGCAACCAAGTCGCTGCTAACGGCAACTCCTCTACTGCTCGTAAATTGGGTGGTCTGCAAGCATGGTTGGCTACCAATGGCTCTTTCGGAACTTCTGGTTCTGCTGGTGCTTCTGGTACTACTGCTCGTACAAACGGCACAAACCGCACTTTCACAGAAGCCTTGTTGCAAGCTGTTGTTAAGCAAGTTTATGCCTCTGGCGGCAACCCTAAAGTGTTGATGGTCAACCCTGCACACAAGCAAGTAGTTTCTGCTTTTGCTGGTATTGCTGCTCAACGCTTCATGGCTCCTGCAAATGCTCCTACAACCATCATTGGTGCGGCTGACGTTTATTTGAGCGATTTTGGTACAATTTCTGTTGTTCCTAACCGCTTTATGACTTCTACCAACTCATGCGATGAGACTGCATTTGTGCTTGACCCCGACATGGCTGCTATCGCTTACTTGCGTCCTTTCCAGACCAACGAGTTGGCTGTAACTGGTGACAATGAGTCAACACAATTGTTGGCTGAGTACACCTTGGAAGTTAAGAACGAAGCTGCTCACGGCATCATTGCTGACTTGACACCCTAATCTAGGGTAATACCGAAAAATGCCTCAGACTAATCCTCTGGGGCATTTTCTTTTCTACACAAACTGTTAGAATTAGTGTATGGAAAACTTTAGAAAAACTGCTGTTCATGCCGATGGTGATGGTGGCATCGTTATTGAAACTCGTCAGGATATATCTGCAATCATTGATCAGAATAAAAAAGAGTACAACTCTTATGATGAGAGATCAAAGTGGTCTGATGAATTGTTTGGCAATAAGGTTGCATCTATCCCAATGACTGTGATTGATGACCTAAATGCCAAAGGAATTATGCGTGGCTTTGCTGTGCTGGATGAGAAGCGTTTTAAAGCATGGTTAAACGAAAGAGATAACAGAGTTTTTAGAACTCGGACAGGAGTCGTATGAGTTTTGCAACTTACTCTGATTTAAAGACATCGATTGCGGGCTACTTGGCTCGTTCTGATCTTACTACTCAGATTCCAGATTTTATTACATTTGCTGAGAACAGACTCCGCAGAGAATTGCGTATTCGTCAGATGCTCAAGTCTGTAACGACTTCAACTGTATCTGGTGATTCAACTGTTGAACTACCTAGCGACTTTATTGAGATTCGTGATTTTGTTGTTTTAACAAATCCAATTCAGCCATTGAGTTACTCTAGCCCATCTGCTTTGTCTAATGACCCAAGAGCATCTGAAGTTGGTGTGCCTAAGTCTTACACAATTTTAGCAAGCGAATTCTTACTTGCTCCTCCTCCTGATGGCATTTACACATTGAGAATGTTGTACTTTGCTGCACCTTCTTACTTGTCTGCATCTAATGTATCTAACGTGTTCCTCAATGTTGCACCAGATGCTTTGCTTTACGCTTCTTTGATTGAGGCCGAGCCTTACTTGATGAACGATGCTCGAATCAATACATGGGGAACTATGTACGACAGGGCTATATCTTCTCTCACCAAGTCTGACGAACAAGGTCAGTATTCTGGTGTCCCATTAGCAATGAAATTAACTCCAAGGTGAAACTATGGCTGAAATGAGCAACTATCTTGAGAACGCTTTAATTAACGTAACTCTCCGAGCAACAGCATATACAGCACCAACAACTGTGTATCTTGCTTTATACACAACTGACCCAACTGATGCAGATACTGGTACTGAATGTACTGGTACTAGCTACGCTCGACAGTCTATTACTTTTGGTGCGCCTTCTAATGGTGTTTCTACCAATACTGCCGCTATTGAGTTTCCTCAAGCTGGTGGTGCATGGGGAACAATTACGCACATTGGAATTCGTGATGCTTTGACTGTTGGCAACTTGCTGTATCACACTCCTCTGGATGCTTCTAAAACGATTGCAACTGGAGATGTATTCCGTGTTGCTGTTGGTTCATTGAGCGTTACTTTGGCGTGAGATGGCTGATTTACTGCCTCCGTGGACAATTGACTCGCTAGACAATTTAAAGTCTAGCATTGATGACTTAACACTCACACTCGATAGTCCACTTTACACCACCTCAGTAACCCTATGGGATGCCTATGGGTCTGTTAACGCTTCTGCGAGCGTTACGGCTGATGCTACTAGGGTTCAGTTTGGTGGGGCGGTAGTAAATGGTACATCGACAGTAACGGCAGACGCTACAAGAATTCAGTTTGCTAGTGCAAGTATAGATTGCACAGCTACTACAGTTTGTGCAGGTATAAGAGTACAGTTTGCTTCTGGAGCTATCAATGCCAATGCAACAGTTACTGCGGATGCTACAAGGGTTCAGTTTGCGAGTGGTAGTGTTACCGCTAACGCTGATGTAACTGCATCAGGAACTCGTGTCCAGTTTGGTACTGGTGCTATTACTGGTAACGCTGATGTAACTGCTTTGGGCGGTATTGTTGCCAATGCTGCGGCTTCTGTAACTGCTAATGCAAATGCCTCTGCTAATGCAATTAGAGTCCAGTATGGTGCTGGTAACATAGCTACTATAACAACAGTTACTGCTAATGGTGGATTGGTTGTCGGTGCGGTAGCAGACATAAGTGCAAATGCAGTCTTTACAGGTAACGCATCTGCTATTTATGCAGGTGTTGGATATGTAAATGGTTTATGTTTGGTGGCGGCTAATGGTGTAATCCTTGGTGAAAATTGGACACCAGTACCACAAGACGCTAACACTTGGACACCAGTATCTGTTGGTGGCAATACTTGGACAACAGTATCTAGCGATTCAAATACATGGACACCTGTGTCTGCCAATGACAATACATGGACACTACAGTCTCAAGGAAGTAATACATGGCTACGACAAAACTAACATTTGGTGAGTGGATGCCTGACCAACCAAGCATTTCTGGTGCTTTGGTGGATGCTAAGAACGTGGTATCTCAGGCCATTGGTTATGGGCCATTTCCCTCTGCGGCTACATTCTCTGCGGCTGCGGCTGAAAACCTTACTACATTGGTAGCAGGTAAAACACCTACAAATGCGACTAAGTTGTTTGCGGCAGGTTCTACCAAGATATATGACGTATCTGGTGTGGGTGCTTTAACTGATGTTTCTAAGAGTGGTGGATACACGCCTAACGCATCTGCGGACAGATTTAGGTTTACTCAGTTTGGTAACGTGATTATTGGAACTAACAATAGCAATCCAATGCAAGCGTTTACTTTGGGTACTTCTAGTGCATTTGCTGACTTGGCGGCTACTGCTCCAGTTTGTAAATATCTGACTGTGGTGCGTGATTTTGTAGTGACTGCATTTACTACTGAATCATCTGTTGTTTATCCTGCTCGTGTTCGTTGGTCTGGTATCAATGATGAGACTAGCTGGGGAACAAGCCAAGTAACTCAAGCTGATTACCAAGATATTCCTGATGGAAGCCAGATCGTTGGAATTCGTGGTGGTGAGTTTGGCCTTATCCTGATGGAAAAAGGCATTACTCGCATGAGTTATGTCGGTACACCTTTTGTATTTCAGTTTGACAATATCTCTCGTGGTAAGGGATGTATTGCTGCTGGCTCTATTGCTCAATTACAGGGTATAACTTTCTTTTTGAGTGACGATGGTTTCTATACTTGTGATGGACAAAACGTCACGGCTATTGGCTCTGAGAAGGTAGATCGTTGGTTCTTTAGTAACGCAGATGAGAGTGCATTTGACACTATGTCTTGTGCCGTTGACCCTGTACGAAAACTAATTATCTGGAACTTTAAGAATACTTTTGCTCAAAGAGTTTTAGCAATTTATAACTTTAGAACTCAAAAGTGGACATATGGTGATGCAGGGACTGATTACATTTCAGACGCATCTACATCTGCTACGACTTTAGAGGGATTAGATTCTCTGTCCAATAGCATTGATGCCTTGACTGTGAGCCTAGATTCAATCCTTTACATGGGTGGTAAGTATTTCCTTGGTGGTACTTATGGAACTCGTGTAATGACATATAACGGAGCAAGTGCTACTGGTAACATCATTACAGGCGATTTAAACGCAGGTGGTAGATCGGTAGTCACTTTGGCTAGACCATTGGTAGATGCGGGTTCTGCGACTGTTGCGGTGGCTTCTAGGACTCTTTTAAGTGAGCAAACTAACTTTGGTACGGCAGGTACTGCTGACTCTGATAACAGGATTTCACTTAGGTCTAATGGAAATTACCATCAGTTTAGAGTTATCCCTACTGGCACATGGAAAACTGCTGTTGGATTAGATGTTGAGTTACAAGGTCAGGGAACTCGATAATGTTTAGAAGTCTTCCTCCTTTTGGTGGCGATCAGCGTCAGGTTGCTGAAGTTGTCCGTGGAATCATGGATGGCAAGACTAACAATACTGGAACGCTAACTTTAGCAACTGGTGGCGCTACAACAACTACTCTGAATGATCGTAGGATTGGTGTAGACAGCGTTATTTTGTTTATGCCTAGTTCTAGTTCTTCATTTGCAGATTCTGCGCCTTATGGGGCGTTTCAGGACTCAACGACTCAATCCGTTGCAAGTACGACTACTGCTTACCCAATTACTTTCAATACTACTGATTACTCAAGTGGAATTACACTATCTAGTAGTTCTCATTTAAATGTTGCAAACTCAGGTTTATACAACATTCAGTTCTCATTACAGTTAAGCAATTTGGCAAACAGTACTGAAGACATAGATATATGGTTCAGAAAGAATGGTACGGATATAGCTGGCTCTAATAGTATATTCGGGTTAGCACCTAGAAAGAACTCATCAGACCCATATCATGTTATAGCGTCAATGAACTTCTTTATTAATTTAGTAGCTAATGACTATGTTCAGATCATGTGGCGAGCTTCAAATACTGCTTGTACGATTAAAGCTCAAGGTACTCAAACAAGCCCAACTAGACCAAGTACACCATCGGCAATTGTTACCATGAATTTGGTTGCTACTGATGGCTCTGGAACTTCTAACTATTACAGCGTTTATGCAAGTTCTCAAGGACAGGGTACAGCAACAATCTCGCACTATGCAAATTCGACTGCTAACAAGACATATAAATATGTTGTTATTGGTTAACTTTCAATCTATAATGGATTCCGTGGATGACCCATCTTGGAATCCGAAACTCTAGGAGTAAAAGATGGCTACGACTACCACAACCTCAATTGACCCAACGATACAGCCGTATCTGCAATATGGCTTGACTGAAGCCCAAAAGATGTATCAGGGCGGTGGCCCACAGTATTATGGCGGTCAGACTTATGTAAGCCCATCGACTACAACCCAGACTGGCTTAGAGGCTTTAGAGCAACGAGCAAAGTTGGGTAATCCTTTGCTTGCTTCTGCACAGGGACAACTTCAGAATACTATTTCTGGTGGGTTCTTACAAGGCAATCCATTCTTTCAAGGTGCATTTCAACCTGCGGCACAAGCGGCTCAGTCTCAGTTTGAGCAGACATTGGGTAACGTAGGTTCTGCGGCATCTAAAGCAGGTCGCTATGGCGGTGGTGCGGCAAACACATTGCAAGAACGTGCAAGTGGTCAGTTCGCTAAGAGTTTGGCTGATACTGCTGGACAACTGGCTTATCAGAACTACGCACAAGAGCGAGCTATGCAACAAGCGGCTACGATGGCTGCTCCTCAAATGGCTTCTGCTGATTACCAAGACATTCAGAACTTGTTAGCAGCAGGTCAGGCTCGTGAGGGTTACACGGCTGCACAACAAAAAGCTGAGATGGATAAGTTCAACTTCTTGCAAAACCAGCCACAGCAGAACTTGCAGAACTATCTCTCATTGGTTTATGGCAACCCAATGGGCAGAGTTGGTTCATCTAGCACTAGCGGTTATAACGATACTTCTAACTTGCAAAACATTTTAGGTCTTGCGGCTGTAGCTGGTGGCATTGAAAAGAATACTGGTTGGCTTAGTGGCGGTTGGAATCGTTTATTTGGTACGCCTCCATAAGGAATAAATCATGGCTGGACTATTAGACATTTTTGGTACTGGAGGCTCTGAGACAATGGGTCTTTTGGGTATGTCACCAGAAGCAATTCAGCGTAATCGTGACGATGCTCAGGCTCAGGCTTTATATGCTTTGGCGGGTAGATTATTCCAAGGTGGTAATACTGGGCAGTCTATTGCTCAAGGTTTACAACTTGGTCAGCAAGCCTACAAAGGTGGAATGAATGAAGCCTTACAAGGCCAACTACAAAATTATCAATTGCAAGAGTTGATTAAAAAGCGTAAGCAAGAAGAAAGCATGAGACAACTTGCTCCTCAAATCTTTACTTCTACTACAACTCCTGCTGAGTATGACGAGTCAATGGCTAACATTACAAAGCCAGCACAGACCACAAGAAGCATTGATACCAATAAGTTACAAGCATTAGCAATGATGTCACCAGACCCTATGGCGGCATTAGCAAATATGGCTAAACTTGTTCCAGACTTGCGTAAGGCAGGTTTTGTTGGTGCTAATCAGCAAGAAGATAACCCATTTGCTGTTTACTTGGCAGACCCTAATTTGCCAGCTAACCTTAAACCAATTGTTCAGCAGTATTCAAAAACTTGGCAGAATTTAGACCCTGCTATTGTTGATACTCGTGTCGCACAAATTGGTCAAATGTTGCAAAAAGATTCTGACTTTAAACAAGTTCAAGCACGAATTGAAGCGCAAGATAGACAGCTTAATGCTTTTAAAGAACAAGGTCTTGCACAAAGTGCTGAAGCTAAAGCATTGACTGCAAGCATTGCACAAGGCAATCAAGCAATTTCTCGTATGCTTGCTGAACAAAAAATTGATGCGGCTAAGAATAAACCTTTGCCAGCTTCTTTGCAGAAATCTGAAGACGAAGACTTGCAAGCAATCAATAGCTATAAGGCGACTCAGAAAGAATTGTATTCTCCAATACAAGCATTGACTCCAGACCCAATTACTAAGAAGCCAAAACTAGAACTTGGCCCTGTTCAGAACTTACGTTATCAAGCATCTAACATAACTGGCGATTCAACAGAAGCAAGTCGTGCTTATGCAGATTTGCAGTCATCTGTTAAAAATGCAGTTAACTTAAAAGTTAGTGCAGAAAAAGGCGTACAGACAGACAAAGACGTATTGCGATTTGCTGATGCTTTGATTGCGGCTAATGGTAAAAACGATACTAAGGCAACATTAGAAGCATTGAGGAAGTTTAATGAGTCAATTGTTACTGCACAAGAAAATACAGTCAAACTTATTGACCAGCGCAGAAAATCTCAGGGTGTAGCACCATTGTTTGGTGACACAAATCGTAACGTACCTGTGAGTTATTGATATGCCATATTCAATTACAACAAAAGACGGAATTACGATTCCAGACATTCCTGATGAAATTGCACCAGATGCACCAGAATTAAAGGCTATGGTTGCACAGATTCGTGCTGGACAAAAACCTGCTGAAAAGCCTATGGCTTCTGCTCAACCTCAAATGTCTGCGGCTGATGTTGCAGTAAGTGCAGTAAAGAATTTTCCTAGTTCTGTTGGTTCTATGGTTGGTGATATTTACCAAGCAGTTACAAGCCCTATCCAAACAACTAAAGCCGTTTTAGACCTTGGTGCAGGAATACTGCAAAATGCATTGCCAGAGAGATTTGTTCAGGCTATTGGTGAAGACAAAGCAAGCCGTGACTTAGCTTCTAAAGTTGGTCAGCACTATATAGAGCGATATGGTAGCGTAGAGGGTGCTAAGAGAGCATTGGCTGCAGACCCTGCTGGTGTTATGGCTGATCTATCTACTGTGCTTACTGGTGGTGCTATGTTGCCTACTAGGGCTGCTCCTGCATTGGCTACTGCGGCTCGTGCTACTGGTAAAACAGTAGATGTTTTGGGTACTGCTACAAAAGCTGGTCTTGGTATGCAAACTGGCGTAGGCTCAGAAGCAATTGGTCAGGCTTACAGGGCTGGTAAAACTGGTGGTGAAACTAGCGAATTGTTTAAATCTAATTTGCGTGGTGAAGTCCCGCAATTAGAAGTTCTTGATGCTGCCAAACAAAATCTAGCAAAAATGGCAACAGAAAGAAGGCGTATTTACAATGAAGGAATGAAAAACATCAAGGGTGATGCAACTGTTCTTTCTTTAAAAGGTGTAGATGACGCTGTTAAACAGGCTTTAGATGATATTACGTTTAAAGGTGAAATTAAAAATGAAGTTGCTTTTGAGAAATTATCAGAAGCACAGGCAAAAGTTAATAAATGGAAAAATCTAGACCCTGCTGAGTTTCATACTCCAGAAGGATTAGATGCTTTAAAACAGCAAATTGGTGATATTTTAGAGAAAATTCCTTATGAGCAAAAAACTGCTTTAACTTCAGTCAATCAAGTTTATAACGGAATCAAATCTGAAATTGTTAAACAAGCACCAACATACGCAAAAACAATGAAGTCGTATTCTGATGCAACAGATACTATTCGTGAGATTGAAAAAGCATTGTCTTTAGGTAATAAAGCAACAGCAGATACGGCAATGCGTAAGTTGCAATCTTTGATGCGTAATAATGTTAATACCAATTATGGACAGCGTGTAAATCTTGC